AGGCTGAGCTGCATAATTACCGTTATCAAGCTCCAATATATGTGCACACTTATGTTCTTGAGGGATTTCAGAGTGTTCAGTATCCAATATGTTGACGTCTGGGTGAGCCCAATCAATCGTGAATAAGTATTTACCATGATAAAATTTTTTATCTAAACCAAGGTATTTACCCTTTACACCATCCAGCCAATCAAAACAAGTAACGCTAGGCCAATAGCTAAAACAATTCCACAATTCCAATTCATGCGTTTGCATATTTGGCACGTCGGATCTATCAAAAGTTTTTTGATAAAACGCTGATATAGGGAGACGCCAGTAGCACGCACCGTTTGGTAACATGATATTAAACAAGAGCGCACGCCCTGATATTGATGTGAGACCGAAGATAACACAGTCCTCGCTTTCTCCATGATGTTTTTTAAGGTCATAAAGGTACTCCTTTCTAATTTTGCAATATATTGGTGGAAGATTTGCGTTCAGGTATGACATGTTTATATTTATCTCTCCAATAATTTTTTCTTTCTAAAAGTCTAATTCTATATTCTAATTTTTCAATACCAAAAATTTTTTTTATAAAATTTAACATTTCCATCTTCTTCTCGCTGCACATATTCTTTTTTCAGGAGTTTTGCTACAATTAATATTGTGCATCTTCATCTGACCTTTTGATCTTCTACAATAAGAAGCTCGTCTTTTTGCAGCTTTTGAACCTTTTTTAACTTTACCTGTTACCGCTGTTTTAAGTTTAGAACCAGGATTCATTCGTCTGTACGCACGGACTCCTGCAGCAGTCATACCTGCACCTGATTTTGTAGATCTAAAGTTTCTTTTATTCTTTGCAGGCATTCCGCCTTTAGCGAAACCATCGATCTCTATACCTAAGTCAGCATAGTAATCCATGTTAAAC